ACTATAAGTAAAGAAAAAAGAGCTTTTTAATAGGAGTAACATTATGCCAACTTTTGGACAAGGTGCCCCCGGCGTAAGAATCAGATTGCGAGATGCAAGTGCTGTTAACTTGGTTACTAATCCAAGAATTACAGCAGGTATCGTTGGCTATTCTTCTAGAGGTGAATTGAACAAGATCATCGATCTGACTTCAACCGCTGAACAGGATACGATTCTAGGTAACGGGTACAATAACCCTAGATTCAATCAAGGTCTGTATGCAGCCAGAGCTGTTATCAACGCTGGTGGATTCGTAGAATATGTTCGTCCATATGGCGAAAAAATCATCGATGACGATAGTGATCCTGATTATGTAACAAGTCAAGAATTGAAGACTGACACTTTCTTGGTAGAATATGATTTCTCCAGTGGTGCTCCTACTTCTTTCGATATTTCATACTATGCAGCCACTCGTTACTACTTGGATGGTATTGCTACTAAGGGTAAGCGTGAGATTTACACAATCGCCGAAACTCTTCTTAACAACACCAACGTAGATTTCGAAATCGATGCTGACGCTCAGACCGACTACGATATCGGAACTGATAAGGTTGCTCTGTTCGGTATTATGAACAGTGACCCTACCGCTGCAACTCGTGCGGGTGACCGATTCGTGATCTCATCTATCTCCAGTAATGGTACAATGGGACTCGTTAACGTAGTGACTGCATCACCTCATGGGTTTTCCAGTGGCGATGTGGTTACAATTTCTGGTACAACTAGTTATAACGAATCCGATGTTGTAGTTACGGTTCTATCTACTACGAGATTCAGTTATACATCCTCTTATATTACATCAACACTTCCGGTAGAAACTGGTGCTGTATTTAAGAACGAAGACACTGCTGAAAGCGGCGTTGACTATCTTAGCATCAAAACTGTTGCTACTGGTAAAGCTACTAAGAAGTATGACTATCTTGAAATCGTAGGTGGTGCTTCTGTAATTACTACCGCAAACGATGGTGATACATTCTCTGTAGTTGATGCATCAAACACTGAGTACACACTCGAATTCTATAGCAACTCTACGGTTACTTCTGGTAATTTGGCTGTTGAAATCGTGAATACAACATTCACTACCGATTACGACGAGAATGACACTATCATCACTGCTGCTTCTGGTACTGGTGTTAAATTCCTTGTCGGTGACGCTGTTACTTTGACAACTTCTACCACGATCCCTGTTGGTCTTGCAGTTGGAACCGATTACCTCGTATCTGCAATTGATGGTGATGACATCACTCTTGTAACAAATGATGGCGATGCAACCGCAATCACTTTGACAAGTGATGGATCTGGAACTCAGACAATCATCAACCAGACTGCAATCCTTCGCAATATTGCAAGTGCATTGACAACCGCTGGTTATGGAACTACTTCTTCAGCTAAGATCGTGTTTGACGGTAAGTTGGTTGATGTTACCAACAACTTGATTAAGTTGAGCAACGGTTATGCATCTAAGTTCTCCATCAATGATTACGTTATGTTCAGTGACTTGGAAACTGCAACTGGCCGTGAAAAAATCTCGGATCTCGGTCTTACCGCTGGTACAATCTATCAGGTTGCTTCCGTAAGCATTCCTAATGACACAATTGGTCTTAAGGATGCTACAACTGGTAATACTATTTCGATCACTGGTGTAAGTGCAACAAACACTCTCTATCGTGTTCTTAACCTTACTACTGCAAAGGTGTCTTGCACAGTTAATGATGGTAATCAGAAACTGAGACTTGACATCGTTGGTAAGTTCAATTTGACTGTTCCTAGTGCTACTCAGGATGCAGTAACTTCTTTCGTTGACACTAACAGCTTGACATACTTGACAACTGCTAGTGATCTGGAAGATATTGCAACAACCACTGATGGTATCGTTCTTGACGATGCGGTTGGTCGTACATTCTTGAACCTTGGTCTCGCAGTTGAAGATTATCAGGACATCGATTTCGATGGCGATCAGGATCGTGTATTCACACTGACCGCTGATGGTGAAGCAGTTGCTCGAATCTTTTTGATCGTTGAATACTACTTCGGTGGTGAAACTTATAACTTCAGCGGTACAATCGTCCCTTACGTATACAATGACTTGAACCTTGATATCAAGGAACAGGCTAACAATGTAGCAAATGGTTGGAAGTTCGTTATCAATGAAAACATCTCTCTTGAGAATGCGATCCTTGATCCTAACTTCGATCTGTCTCAGAGTTTGTATAACGAAAACATCGAAAGTGAATTCGTACAAGTTGCATTCAATGCTAACGATCCTGCTATCGTGAATGATGCGGTTTGGGAATATGACCCACGCAACAACAACGGTTCGGCAATGCTCGGTCAAGCATGGCAGTTGTTCCTTAATAAGGACGAAGCTCGTGCTGACATGTTCATCGCTGCTGGTACTGCGATTAGCAACCTGTTCGTTAAGAATATGGAAGCAATCAACTACAGTGTAATGGATACAATGCTTGATATCTGTGAAAAGAGAAAGGACTGCTTCGCAATCTTTGATGGTGTTGATGAAAAGAAAATCGATGTCGCTCTTCGTAAGATGGTTGGTATCGGTTCTCAGGGAGATATCTCTCGCTGGGGTGCTTTGTTCGATGGTCGCTCAATCTTCTTCGACTCAGTTTACACTAAGTTGAATGTTGAAGCGGTTAAGTCTATCGAAGTCGCTGCAATCATCACTCTTAACAGAGCTGCGAATGTTTACTGGTTGCCACCTGCTGGTTATGAAACTGGTAGAATCCCTGCGGCATTGTCCAGCAGACAGAAGTACAACCGTACTTACAACTATGCTGACGATCCTACTTCTGACATCGCTCGTCTGTACGATGCGAACATCAACCCAACTCGTGTAAACGATCAGGGTCAGTTCATCTATGGTCAGAAGACAATGCTTAAGAGAATGACCGCTCTCAACAGATTGAACGTAATCATGTTGGTTGCTGGTATTCATAAGAGATTCGCCGATTTCTTGGATCGTAAGGTATTCCAGTTGAATACTCCTGCTCTGAGAAATGGAATCACAGCAGAACTTCAAGCACAACTTGAACTCATCAAGTCTGCTAACCCTGCTGGTTTGACCGAAGGTATCTGTATCTGTGACGATACCAACAACACTGCTGATATCATCGATACCAACCAGTTGATTGTTGACATCTTCTTACAGCCTACACGAACTGCTGAGTTCATCACTCTTAGAACAACTGTACAAAGAACTGGAGATACTGCAAGCATTGTTAGTGCTCAGTTAATTGGAGGATAATACATCATGGCCGATTTTAGCAATCAAACAAAAATGTTCTTCTTAAGTGGTATTGACAACTTAAGAGATCCGGTTAGAACCACTCGCTGGAGAGTACTCATACCATCCAGTGTGTTCGCCGCAAGCGGTATTCAGGTAACCAATGGTGACCAGTTCACCAACGGTGAGGACGGTACTGATAACTTTGCACTTCATGTGAAAAGCTGTCAGATCCCTACTCTGAAGAATACCAGTGCAGATCATCACTACATGGGCTTCCCACAAGCCCACGTGGTTAATACCGATATCTCCGCTGATATCGAATTCGAAACCATTCTTCTTGAAGATATGAGAGCTTACGAAGCGATGTTGGGTTGGGAACAGGCTTGTCAGAACACTGGCGTTCTTGTGAACGAACAGTTTAATGACAGAATGAACCAGACTGGACTTCGTCTTGGTCTTGGTAGCCATAAAGATATCGAGAACCCAACCGTAGCGGTTGTTCGTAATAGCGACATCAAGATCGAACTGCACAACTGGATGCGTGGTGAAGTAATCATGCGATTGAACCTCATCAATGCATATCCAACACAGATCTCTGGTTTTGATCTTAGCTATAAGGATGCAAACATTGCGAACTTCAAGTTCACATTGCATGCAGACCGATGGACGATTCAGATACCGGAAGACTACGCAACTGGTCTTTAATAGAAAAGGGAGCCGATTGGCTCCCTTTCTTTTTAGATAAATCCACCGTATCGTTCTTTCATTTCACGGGCTTTTATCATAGTATCTACTTTATTCGAGTAGAAGCTAAACTGTTTCATTGTGCGGTCAATGTAATCTACATATTCGGCTTGCATATCATATTCACGTTTTTTAGCAATAACTGCCTCATTGCCCTCAACCAAAAGTTTAATTCCACTTGAATCAACTTGATAGTCAGTAAATCGTTTTACTTTATCATATTGCTGTGCTCGGATACGATTCAAGTCACCTTCAATATCGGTTAGCTTAAATCGCTCCTGCATCAATATGCCATTTAGGTTAGAATAGAAATTACCCGCACTGTAATTGATGTTTCTCATCGCACGGTCAATATCAAGAACACCATTTTCGTCTTCGATTTCCAAGTATTGGTTTACCCAATCTCGAAGCCTGATGATCTTTTTGTTCTTGATCTCAATAGGTCCAAAGTTTACATTTTCGCCAGACATCAATTTTCCTCCATTTTTGTCGATTGAAAATAAATATATTAGAGTGTATACACAATTAGTCACACCCACACCTAAAATATACGAATTATGTCCGATAAATTTGACGCAATTGAACGATTACTTGGCCTTCCCCCCGGCTCCACGTCTCAGAGTGAAGAAAAAATAGGGGCAACCCTCGCCAATGGAGTCAAAAACAAAACTAAGGAGTTGGTTGAAAAAAGCCATGAGCTGGAAGTGCTTGGTAGCTTGCCATCCAGTGAACTAGTAAAAAGTGGATTCGATATCGCTGAACTCGAACAGGACAAAGTTCGAATCAAGAGTGAGGCATTTGAAGTATACGAAATTAGCAAAGCTCTTCTTGATGGGTTCAAAACTCAGCTTGATGGATTAGTAAATCCCAGTGATCGTATGTGGACTGCTGGTGCTAAACTAATTGATTCGGTAACTGGTAGTTTGGATAGGCTGACTAACATGATCCTCAAGTTCAAGCAAGAGGAAGAAATGAAAGGTCTTACTATTGTTGGTGAGAACGAACAGACATCCAAACCTATGACACCGCAGGATTGGATAGCATATATCAAAGAAGTGAAAGACTCCGAAGAAATCGATTCAATTACTGCAAATAAACCGCCCAAAGATTCCGAAGAAATAATTGAACAATAGTCAACTTTTTCGGGTATTTTCACCTCTAATATAGTACCTTTCAAGGCATGGATAAGATATGCTTAATTGGTGATGTGCATTTTGCTCGTAAAGCTGAGCATCCTTTGATAAAGAAACATATCAAGGATGGTCAACTTGAGTTTTTCGATCACCTCATTGAGGAATTGAATGAACGTAATGTAAAGACAATACTCTTTACTGGTGACGTTCATGATACTCGCCAAACAATCAATGTGGAAGCACTTGTAAATACCAAGCGTCTATTCCAAACAAAGATGAAAGATTTCGATATTCATATTATTCTCGGTAATCATGATATGTATTACGAGAACGATTATGATATTACTGCACTTGAATTATTTGAAGACATTCCTAATGTTACCGTATATCGAGATGGAGTTCAGGTCAAGGAGTTCCTTGGGAAAAAATGGTATATGTTCCCTTGGATTATAGGATCTCGTGAAGAAAAGGTTGTTCAGTTCCTTGAGAAGATGTCTACTAAATCTCGTGATGATCGCCAGAATACTGTATTCTTCGGTCACTTCGAAATGTTCGGGATTAATATGGAAGGTAACAGTATGTCAACCTTCGGTCTCGATCCTAACTTGTACATGAATGCAGCAAGTAATATTTTCAGTGGTCATTATCATGGGCAATCGCATACCCAGAAAGGTGATGATAATTTGTATTACTTGGGATCTCCTTACCCCATGACATTCGCTAATGCAAATCAGAGTCATGGTGTATGGATACTTGATGAAAATATGGAAATGGAATATATCGAAAATACCATTTCCCCTCGATTCGTTGATTTATGGGATACCGATGACATTGATGCAATTGATAATTTGGAAAATTGCTTTGTTCGTCTGTATATTAGCAGTAATCTTACGAAAGAAGAAGAATTTGAGATAAGATTAAAAGTCGAGCATAAAAAGCCTATCTTAATAAGGCCAATGTCATATGCTGGCGACAAATCGGAAGTAGAATCTAAACCAGAGGATGAAAGAGAAGCCAATCAGATCATGAAGATGACCACAGTCAGTCTGTCGGAAATCTTCATCGAACAGAACTCTGAAGATCTACCTAAACTCAAACTTACAACGGATGTAAAATCCGCAATCATGAACCAAATCAAATTTTTTGATGAAACCATTAACTCCTAAGAGGTATACATGTCTGAGGAAATCAATGAAGTCGTACAGGACGAGCAGTCCAAATTCATACTCACCGATGAATTGAGAGAAAAGGCATCCAAGAAGCCTGTTTTCAAGATTCTCTACATCACCGATGGGGATTCACGCCTTCGTCCTTTCCGTGGTGAAGTAGCAGTGCGTAATTTCGCAGAATTCTATCGCAAACAAGCTGAAATTTCATATATGACAGCATCATCTTCGAAGCTGGCTACGTTGACCAAGTCTGATCTCGAAGGAATCAATATTCTTTGGATTGATAATGCAACCGATTTCAAGGCGGCTAAGAATCTATCCGAATTGCATGTCAGTATGTTCGATGATATCGATCCTGAATGGAAAGAAACTATTGAGAAACTTGAACAGGATGAAGATAAGTCCAAGGTCGAAGCATATGTTCAGGACCTTGGTAAGAAGCGTGAAAATAAGCTTCGTATTATTTACGCACTTGATGAATTCGTATGGGAAGGTCCTATCGGACGTTCACATGATATTCAATCCGTGCAGATCATTGAAACATTCGTGAACATCGCTGACGTGATTGTAGTACCGACTGTTGATTTGAAGGGCGTTATCAAGAATCTGAATGAGCAAGCTCGTGTAAGAAATGTTCGTCCGTTGATTCTTGATGCTAATAAACCAATCGCTGTGATTCCTACTGCAATGAATCTCGAATTCTCTCCAGTATACAAGAATTTCACTCGCAATAATATCGGCACCACTCAGCTCACTATGAATAAGCCTAAGGTGCTTATTAAGGGGTTGAGCATACCTGAGAATGTTGAAGAGTTTATTATGGATAATCATCGCAAGATGGATATCACAATATGCTCTGTTGATGAAGTGAATCCTCATATTCTCGGTCTTATGCAGCGTGGTAAGGTGAAGCATATTTATCACTGGGCTAACCCCTATGTCAATAGTGGGAATATCTATCCTACCTATGCAATCGAACGTGATATTGGGTTTGACTTCGTGATCCACACGTTGTCTGAGGATCTTCTCGGTCGTGCATATGAACTGAGCTGTGGTGAAGAAGATATTCTCTTCTCCGTATCTTATGGTGCACTGCCTATTTGTGGTATCGACCATATCATCCCAGACGGAACCGATAAGGAAGATGCTGATGAGATCAAGGCAAGTATGATGGGATTTGCTGCTGGACTTACATTTGGTAAGAACACTCCCGCTAAGCAGATTCGTGCAATGATCGAAGCCCATAAGATTCCCGTTCGTTGGAATGAATCGTATAACAAGTATCGCCCATATGTGGAAGGTCGATTGATTACTTCCCCTAACATTATCAACGGATATTTCGTGATTATGCTTGGTAAAGAGATGGCGATGGCACGTGAAGCACTGGCAACCGAAACTCGTCTGAAGATGGAAGCGGAAGCCGATGCACAAAAGGCCAAAATCGAATCCACACAGGATGCTACTCCTGTACAAACTGAACCAGCGTCAGACAAATTGATTGACGTTGAAATTAACATCAATAAGGGACAGTAATATGAACAGAAATGAAAACCTTAAGATCGTAGGATTCTTTGGACAGTCTGGTGCAGGAAAGACCACGATAATCCGAAATGTTCAAGGCCCTATTAATGGACAGCGGATCGCTCCATACACTGGAATCATTCGCTATCTGTTTGGAAAGAACAACACCAATGGTAAGAAGACTTACATCAATCCCGATGAAATTCTTCATAAGTACAAGGGCGATTTGGAAACCATGAAGCCCAAGGAACGTGCTGCTAAGATCGATGAGATTTACGAAAAGTATATCAAGTCGCAGATGCAGTTATTGAATGATTTCTCAACCGAAGTATTTCTTGCCACTCAGGATAAGCATTACGTTCCTTCTGTATTGATGACAGATCGAAGTCCGATTGACTTCTATGCCATCACTGTATGTGGAATGAAGTACCTTCAGTGTGAATTGAAGCGTAAGCCGAACGATCATTGTAAGTATTTGATCGAGTTGTGCAAGAAAACTGCTGAAATTAACACCAAGAATTTCTATAAAGCTGTTTTTGTGACTTATCCTTGGAAGGATCAAGGTATAAACAAGTTGAAAGATGGAATCCGAGATCAGTACTTGACTGACTTCTATACCGGGGAAAGCTGGTATAAGATCATTAAAGAAGTTGACATTGAAGGAGTTCAGGTTTTCAATATCAGTGGTGATATTACTGACCTCTTCAAGAGAGCGAAAGTAGTCGAGGAAGGTCTTATCGAGGTATAAGAATGTCTGGTAACAAATTGACCCAACAACTTGATAGCGATGCAGTTGCTGCATTGGTGCAAGCTAAGAAATCACAGCAGCAACTAAGAAATATGGGGCTTGCTAGTGGTGCTGAGGAGCCTATTAAAAAGAAAAAACAGGATCTTCCACCTGTTTCGAAACCTGTAGTGGCGAAAAAATCTGTGGCGGAAACAAACCCTATACAGGAACCGAAAACAGTGGATATTCCAAGTGATTATCTACAGAGTCAAGCACCTCTGGGTGCTTCCCCTGTTTTCCCTAGTGCTCCCACACGCTCTGGCATCCCGCAGAATCAAACTGCATACGAAACGTTTATTGAAGTGGAAAATCTCCCATCTAAGGGACTTTTTTACAACAATAAACTTCTCGCTCAGGCATTGAAGGTTGAAGATTTGTTATTGATTCAGAGTATGGATGAGTTTAATATTCATTCACGTTTTGATGAGATATTTGGTCGCCGTATTCGAGATGTTCTTCCCGATGAAATATTATCTGCGGATGAGTTGTATCTAACCATGTGGTTACGTGCAACATCATTCCCCGGATACAATTACCCATCAAATGGATTCGTATGTGAAAATCCAGAATGTGATTTCCAGATTGAAGATCCAGAATATGCAGTTCGATTTCAACAGATAACATGGGATGCAAATTTCTCTCCCGATGAAGTTGCAAAGAAGTTTTTACCGCATGGTTACGTAGAAACTCAATTGAGATCGGGAACTGTTGTACGTATTACATTGGCTCGTAGATGGCATGCTAAACAAGTGCTCACGGTACTTGAAGAAGATTTCTATTCCAATGATGAGATGCCAAGTCAGGAATATGTTGATCTTCTTCGGCTTGCTGTAATCACTGATATTGGTGTTCCAGATCTTCGTGAACGTGCACAAGCAATCAGTCAATGGAGTGCATTGGACTTTTTGGATCTAGTCAAATTGGTTAATAGCAATTCTCTCATTGCAGAGCCGATTGTTAATCACATTTGCCCAAAATGTGGGGAGGTAACTCCATTGAAGGGGTATCCGTTTCGCCCTGATACGTATGTTCCCTTTGATACCTGACGATAATGTGAGGGAAACCAAATCCCTCATATCAATGAATTCATCTAATACATTTCATGACTGTGATAGAATGTTCATACCGGATTTTATCAAACTCGATGAGACTATTCAGAAGACATTGAAGAAAAAATTCGAGAACTCGTCCGATATACTTGAACATCTATCTCATATGTTAGGACTGACGAATTCTTAAGATCACACTTCGAAAAGGACTATTTTTTAAAGAAATGGTCCTTTTTTCTTTTTATAAACTATAGGTACAATAAACCGTAGATTTGTATGGCTGTAAACGAAGAATATATTAATGCTCTAACCAGTGAGTTGCAGAAATTCCGTGAAAATTTTGGCGGGATGTTAGATGACACACGTAAATCACGTGTGACCTTAGAAGGTATTGAAAAGGCCATTAAGGAACAATCTGCGGCTCAGGCCAAAGCTCGTGACGAAGAAGATGACATTATCACATATGAAGGTAATGACACTGATGATATGAAGAAGACTCTCGATGCTCATATGAAATTGGTCGAAGGATTGAAATCTGAGAAAGAAGAGGCTGAGCAAGCTGACGTTGAAGCAAAAAATACGAAGAATACTGCGGAAATGCTTCGCAATCAGCAGAAAACTAGTGCCAATCAAATGAAGACCAATGAGTATCTTCGTTTGCTTACAGATCTTACTAATGAGAATAATACTCGTACCCGAAATCGAGACCAAGAAACTAAAAGCCTTCTCGGAAAGAGCATGGGTATGATCGGAAAAGGCTACGGGGTTGCTGAAAATTATTTTGGTAGAACTGGTGCTAAAGGCAGTCAGATTGGCGGTGGCATTGGTGAAATGATGGGCGGTGCCCGTGAATTAGTCAGTATATTCAAAAAAGGATCAGATTTCTTTACACAGCGTGGAAGTCGTAAACGTCAATCTACTATTGGTAAATTGGTAAAGGATATCAATAAGGATAAAGCTCTTATTGCGGCTGAACGAAATCGACTGGATGAATTGAAAAAATCCGGTGGTTCTCAATCTGATATAGATGCCCTCCAAGCGAGTATAAAATCACGTGCTGACCGAATTCGTGGTAAGTCGAAATCATTTGGTGAATATACAGCTCGTGAATATATGCATCAGCGTGGTCGAACCGATAAAGACTATCGCAAGATGAGTAAATATGAGCGTGAACTTCTTATTGAACATTCTGCTAAAAATATTGCTGCAAGTGCCACTAGTGATATTAATGGAAAAATCACGGCAGCATCCAAACGTAAATCATCCGATGACCAGCAATTGACATCTAGACGTAGAAAAAATGAATTGCTTAGTGAAGCTCAAGGTATGTCACGTGAGGATGCATATGCTTCGATGAGAGGATCTAAATCGACTGGTATAGGTGGTATGTTAGGTGGCTTTGCGGGTGGTCTTGCGGGTCTATTAAAACCAAAAGGAGCCGATACCTCGACACCGGATCGTGGTATGCGACTTCAGTCTAAATCACTTATGAATACTCCAATTGTTCCTGCAAAAAATCCTAGAACATATGGACAATACATTGCTGGTATTTATCAAGAACTCGATGAATTGAATGATACATTGGGTGGTGGTAAAGGTAAAACTGGAAAAGTAGCTACTGGTGAAGGCGGAGGTGGCGGAATCTTCTCTGGTATAATGGGAGCCGTTCTAGGTGGTCTTGGTAGTATGGTAATGGGTAAAATGGGTAAACTAGGTAGATTCCTAATGAAACCATTTTCCAAACTTGGTGGAAAAGCATTTTCAAAACTTGGCGGAAAGGGACTTCTGAAAGGAGGATTCAAGGGTGCCGAGAAAGGAATTTTGAAAGGTGGGCTAAAGGGTGCCGAAAAACTCGGTGGTAAAGAAGCACTTAAACTAGGTGGTAAGGGTGCTCTTAAGATGGGTGGTAAAGAAGCTACTAAAATTGGTAGTAAGGGACTTGCTAAAGGTGTTGCTAAAAAAATTCCTGTACTCGGTTTGATCGCTGGTCTTGGATTCGGTATCGACCGTCTTATGGATGGCGATTATTTAGGTGCTGGTGGTGAAGTGTTGTCAGGTCTTGTATCATTACTACCTGTACTCGGAACAGCCGCCTCAATTGGTATTGACGCTACTCTTGTTGCACGTGATATCAAAAATGCTAATGGAGCTGGTGATGAAGAAGAACAAAGTCTGAACGATTTCGAACGCTCTATCAAATCGTCTCGAACTGATGTTCGTCAAAAGGATGTTGAACGTACACGACCAACATTTAAGACCATGACAACTGCAAGTGTTGTTGAAGGTGCGGTGGGTCGAGATCAATTGAATGCAATGCAGATTCAGGCTCGTTTGATAGCAATGGAAATGAGCAAGCTATACAAGAGCGATGAATATGTTCTGTCGCAGAGACAAAGTGCTAAGAATCAAGCTACTTATATGAAAAACACTATGGTTGGATAATTGTTATGGCAACGGATAAAAAATATACAGAAAGAAATTTTACCAATCGTGGGTTGGGTGATACTAATGCCGAAGGTGAGTATGTTGTTGAAAAAGGTAAAGGATTAGCTACAACTCTTCCAAAGCCTAATATTTTGCGAATTGAAGTTCTTGATGGAAATGCACGTGAACGATATTTGTCATCTGTACAACGTGTTGGTGACCAAGTGCGAAGATCATTGTATCAGCGTATCAGTCAGGATGGTGAGCGAGTATTTTATGGCTTCCTAGTTGGCGGTGGTGAGACCGAATTTGATCTAAGTATTGAATGGAATGACAGAAGTGCTGATGCTACGCTTTTGGGTGAACTTAAAGGTATTGTTGCTGGTACTAGCGGATTAGTATCGGGTGCTATGGATATCGTTGATAAGGTTGGCGAAATCGGTAGCCAGTTACTAGGCGTTAACAAATCAGCTACTGGTAGTGCTACAGTTAAGAATTTTTCAGGTGTAAGTCTGAACGATTATTCAATTACATGTGGTTGGTATCTACCCGAACAATATCATCTATGTGTCAAGTCACTGAAAACCCTGTATCGAATGGCATATCCCAAACAAATTGGTGACTTCGGATTAGCCAATATTATTAAGGACGTAGGACAAGGATTACAACAAATTCAGGTTGGTGATGGTCTTATAGCTGATACATCAGAAAAGGTTGCATCAACTGTTGGTGAAGCAGTAAATCAATCGGAAATTCCTCAGAAAATGTTTAATGGATATAAAGATATTCAAGAGGCATTCGGTAGAAACTTCACATTTAACCCTCTCCCTGTGCGTGTATGCGTAGGTCAGCATATGGACGTTGAGCCATTGGTAATAACTGGAGTGAGTACAAAATTCTCAAAAGAAACATTTATTAATTACAGTGGTTCAAAAAATGATATCGGACGACATCTTCCTATCTTCGTTACGACTACGATTAGCTTTAAGTATTGGCTCAACCCTGCTCCTAATCTTCAGTTTACAAGTCTTCTTGGTGAAGAATTGTTTGGTGAAGATCCAATTCCTGCAAAGTCGGTTAACACTTATTCTACCGGTACGTATGATCCAAATGGTAAAACCGTTCAGGATGTAATTGAAGAAAATAATATGACCAGAAGTTATATGGATAACACTGTTACAAATATTGGTCGTTACGGTAACTCTCAATTGAGTCCATATTAATCCGAGGTTTATGATGGCATATCCCAGAATAAAAAAATTTAACTTTTCAATAGAGAGTACATATGTTGTACAAGCATATGAAGTTGGTCGATTGGATAAAATTGCATATAAGCTATATGGCTACGTTAACATGTATAAACCGTTGGCGGCTGCAAATAACATCGTTCTTAATCAGGGATTTCGAACTGGAATCCGAAAGGTCGATGATGCATTAATGCATGAGCTACTTCTTAGAGGGTTCACTGGAACCGAATTGGAAGCGGAATACAATAGACTGATGGATGAGAAACGATATAGTGCATATGATTGGCATTCCTACGCTGATATTAGCTATGGAATGGTAAGCGATGTATATACAGGTCGAGTGTTGTTTGTACCAACATTTGAAAGTGCCGATAGCTGGCTCAAGCAGTATGAGTATTTGGAGACTAATTAATGTCATCAGTATCAACCACCTCAGGTGACGTAAAGATCTTAATTACATTGAAGAATCTTGCGTTCACCTCCATGTCAATTCTTCGATTTGATGTATTCAATGCTATGAATACTATACCAACTGGTGAATTCGTATTGGCCGATAAAGGCAGTGATTTCGTAATCGCTAATAGTGGTGATTATGGTGTTATATATTTTACCGATACAAGCGATACCAATATGGAAAAAGCGAGTGCTATTCCATTCATTATTGATGAAATGATTCAAGTTGAACAAAGTGGTGCTGATACTGCATATAAAATCAAATGGACTGCTGGTACGAAAGAATCACTTCGTAATAGTACCCGTGCATTTAAGGGAACAAGTCTGGAAGCATTGGTTGACATATGTGAATACCATGACTATAAAGCATTGGATTTGTTAAGTAAAACAGATTTTGAAAAACCAACTGATTCAATGACATGGCGATACATCCAAGATAGTATGTGGGAATCATTTGACACTGTCATATCCAAATCATATATGAAAAACGATTTTTTATTTTGGGTATTTGACGATGTAAATAATTGTATCAAGATATCTACATTAAATTTGGAGCGTGCTCTAGAGACTAGTCATTTGTTCATGTTTGCTGATAATGCGAGTGCATCAAAGAGTGAAGTTAAAAAACGACTGAATGAACCAGCGGTTACTATATGGGCATATAATGGTGATTCACGTGCGAATGAATTAGGGAAAAATCGAAAAAAATTATTTCCTAATATATCATTTTCGGGGATTGGTGATACCGATATGAATCAAGCCGGATTCAGAAAAGGTTGTTTTTCCTCCGTATTGAAATCGATGGGTGATGATAAACAAAGTGAACTTCAGAATATCACTGACCTAAAAGACCCGAATGATGTATTCGGTGATCTGCAAGTACGTAGACATTGGCCGAATAATACCCATAAAATGTATTCATTATCTGATGTATATCGTGATTACAAGATGGCAACATATGGTAAAGTAATGTATGTGAGAATATACAATACCATAGGACCAGCTATCGGTACTAAAGCATCTATCCTTGCATTGAACAATGACCTAAAAGTACGTGGTGCTAACATTGACACAACGTATACCGACACATATATACTTGCCGAAAAACAGATTCGCTTCACCACCGTTGAACGAAATACTACAGGTAGACTTAAAGGCAGTGGTAATGATGAAATGGTTACCATATTGAAATTTGTATCCGATAATTATGGTACGGCTGGACTTGAAGACACCATGAAATTTATTAACACCATGAAGGAAGTTAAGTAATGGGTAAGTTGAATGATAAATATTATGATGCTGTTGTGGTTACTGATGAAGTAGATCCAAATCACGGTGGTGCTGTTCGTGCGTTAATCAAAGGCGTTACTGAAGACCTTAAGAACGATGAGCAGCCATTTGTCATTCCTGCGGTGAATAGCATACAGGCTGTTCCTACTAAAGGAACTATACTGCGTGTTGCATTCGATGACGGTGATATTAACAAGGGTAAATACTTTCAATCATCTCCTGAGCCTCGATATCTTCCAGATGAATATGTATCGGATTACCCGAACGTCTCAATATCAAATCTTGGTGGTGATTTTTTCCAGATGAGTCATAATAGACGCACAAAGGAAAGTCAGGTAACTCATCCAAGTAATAGTACGGTTACATGGACATCATCTGGTGCATTGGTGCATAATAGCGATAAAGGGTATAGTAATACTGGTCGAGGTGCGATTAATAATCAAGGTACTCGAATCCAGTCTGTATTGACGGAAGCAACTATTGATGTTTTCTGTTGTACGCCAGTTGGAAATAATGTGTCGAATGGTGGTGCATATCAGGGTTCTGAATACATGTTCGTTACTCATATGTCTAATGCAGTTGCTGATCTTATCAATGGTCGTAGCAATAGCGATTTCGACACGGTGGATGATAGAGAACCATCGAAAGAAGTTGGTGGTTCTGAACTTGAATCGAAGCCAATCTATGATGAAGCTGGCGAACAGGTCGATAGTGTTCCATTCTATCCAATTGAGAGTTACGTTGAACGCAATGATAAAGAATTTAGTCGTATCATTATTGCAAAATCTGATACCGATGATTTCTTGGAATCTTCCTCTAAGATTGCTGATTCGAATAATGATATGGCAGTTCATTATCTCATTGGTAGAAATGAAGGAACTCCTCCGATTGACGGTGAACGTGATTCGACCGAAGGTGAAAAACAGAAAGGATTTGTTCAGTTCGTTGAACTTACTAATGATGTTTCTTATATGAGTAATGCAAAAACTCTGGATGGTGCTACTGCTAATGAAGGTGCGGTTGTAATCATGTTGAGTGGAACTGGTGATTTTTATACTCAGTATCAATATGACTTGTTGAATAAACTAATTAAGCATATTCGATACACTGCAAATGATAATGACCTTCCTATTGTTCCGGTATATCCAGAAGAATTGTTGGCATTACCTGCGGTGGATGGAATGGGAAATCTTGATAAGAACAAGATTAATGTATAAAAGAATGCGAGTGCATAATGGCAAAATGTATTAACAAAATCGTGAATCAAGATGTATCTGCAAGTGGTGTACGTAATGCTACTGATGCGAATGTATATGACCGCAGTAATAAAGGTGATATAACATTTGCTGATAATTTTCTTGATGCAATAGAAACCGCTACATTGAAACTTCAGCGTACAAACTGTACTGATGTGGTACTCGAATATTTCTCAAATAAATTTCCAGCTACTACTGGGGCTGTTCGTGGTGGGTATGACTGGGTATCCGATAATGTGAATCTCCAGACAGGTATGCAAAAAGTTGGTGGTGCACTTGATAAGGTTGCATCATCTGTAGGATTTGATGCCGAAAGTATCACATCATCATTTTGCGTAACTGTGACTAACGCATTTCGTACAGTAATCTTCTATGTAGATACGGCAACCAAATCCGCATTCGTGTTATTCAAAAAAATTGATGCATTGAAACGAAAGATTGAAAAGGCGTTGCTTGATTTCACCAGTGAAGTTCGTGACTGTATTATCAGCGTTATTGTTGATGCGAAAAACGCTATCAACAAGCTAGTCAGAAATATCACTGACTTCGATATTTTGATCGAGTTGATGGAGCATTGTCCATGTATACAAACTATCGTGACAAAGATGTTCAATTGTGAACAAGATGATGACGGAAATGAGTTGACTACTCCTCAGCAAGTTGTTAATTGCGTACTTGCAAAGTTCTCACTTGATCCTAGTTCTATCCTTAATGCAGTTAATAGTTTCATCGATAACAGCATCTTGGATAACATCGACAAAGGATTCAACATGCTTGATGAGTTCATCAAGAACACAATGGAACTGTTGATGACACCATTGCGTGAACTTATGCGTGTTTACTGCATGTTGCTCAACGAAAAAATCAACGTGACTGGTCTTATCAAGACTCTCGGTGATGCTGATTGTCTTCTTGTATATACCACTGAACGTGATGCATCTGGAAAAGAATATTTCGGTATGAGTGTGATTGACATGATTAACACATTCAAGATGTGGGCTAATTGTTTCGAGTTCGTATGTGCGTCATTTGTTGATGATCTAAGAACTCAGATCAAGGCAATGAATGAAGATCTTCGACTTGACGATAAATACTGGCGTGATGTTATGATGATCGATATTTACCAATCATGTATTGCAGTAAATGTTCAAGCACAACAACCACGGCCTACCATGATCCGAGAACTGTTTGTTAAAAATCAGGATAAAGGTAAGGGCATTTTTGTTGGTATCATAGATGCATTCAAGCAAACTGGTAAAATTGATACCGCACGTGCACCTGCTGTAAAGAATCCGACTCCAATTGCAGATGCAATCCAATTTAAGGATGGTCCTGATGGGGAAGGCTTGCAGATACAACAGGGTACTGAAGCATTCAATTCGGGTGTAGAAGATAGTGTTATTAGTATTATCCGAAACATTGGTACTTCGGTTGACCAAGGTATTTATTTTGAACGATTCCTACAATTAGTTGAATGGGATGCTCGATTTAAGAAATCAACCGTGCATACACAGTTGATCCAAGCAATTGATGCTAAGAGTAAAGAGAATACAGCCGCTAATATCAAACAACGTGAAGTATCAACTGCATTGGATGATACATCGCTTGAACGTTCAGTTGATGCATTCTCGAAAGCCAACAGTCAGGAAGTACAATCATTTCAGTCCCCGACCTATCAGGTAGCGAGTGATTATAATGCGACTACAATCGAAAAAATAAAAACAAATGCTAAACCTGATAAACTATCTAATGAGAGTCTTCAAAATTATTACGGAAGATGGTTTAATACGGTAACTGCATAATGAATTATAAGAAGGACACACATAAAGCGAAGGAACCATTTCCTCTGAAATATCCTGAGAAATATCATAAGGCTGCCAAACCACCTCTCTTTAAGTCTGGATGGGAAGCCCAAGTATTTCATGCTTTGGATATCAATCCATATGTAATCGAATGGGGATATGAACCATTTCCCATTTACTATCACAATCCGATATACATGAATTTTACAATCTATTGGCCTGACATCTACTGTCATATTCAAATGGACAGTGGTGCCCAACATAAAATTCTCGCTGAGATCAAACCAGCTAAATATTGTATGATGCCTAAAAAGCCGAATCCACCTAAGGATCAAGACCCCAAGAAATGGGATCGATACCGAAAAAGTATGCTCAGATTCAAATCTGATAGTAAAGATTATATGGTGAACATGGCGAAATGGGAAGCTGCTCAGAGATGGTGTCAGAAAAACGGCATGATCTGGCGTGTTATTAACGAAAAGAATACAAATACTCTATTCAAATAATAGAAAGTTATACTGTGTCAATAATATATTTTGTAGTGTATACTACGAGGTATGTTATTCTGTATGACTTGCTGTAACAAAAAAGCTCCAATTGATTACATCTATGTTCCTCTCAGTGAACGCTTAGTTGATTTCGGTAAAGAAGTCAGTGGTGAACAATTGATGAAGCAATATAGTTCCACGTTCATGTGGGTATTCACGTTTTATGGCGATGACGACTTATGTGATGATTGCAAATTCAAGTTTGCTGCCATGAATCAATGGTTTCAAC